TTACTTTTTCTCGTACATAGTATCCGCTGCATTATACAGCATCTCCAAAAACTGTCCCGCCGTTGGCCGATGATCCAGCGGGTATCCCGCCAACACCTGCACTTTTTCCAGGTCAGTTTTCCATGCCAGCTTTGCAGTCCTGCGAACAGCGCTCTCCACAGCCCTCCAAGCATGACCAGAAGCTTCCGCCACAGGCAGATAAACTTCCTTCTGCAAGGCTCGCAACCGGTCAGGCCTGGTGCAAATCAGCGTCATACACTGCCGGAGAGTATAATAATCATTCTTTGTGCGAATGATACCCAGAGGGCGCAGCAAGTGGTCAAATTGTGTATCAGTCATTCTAACACATCCTTTCGCCCATCATGCTACGCCTTTTGTCGAAAGAAGTCGAAAACACAAACTCAGCCCCGAGGAACCATCAGGCTCCCCGGGGCTGCTGCTATGTACGGTAATTGGATCTTACTTGATCTTCCCCTGCATCTGATCCAGCAGCTCATCTGCGTGGATGGCCTCGGGGGTGAAGGAGTTGTTCTCCCACCATGCCCAGATGGCGGCAGCGGTGGTCAGGCCAGCCGTCACCCACTGCTCCACGCTGGCGCTGTCGATTGGCAGCGGGCTTTTGCCTGCTGCACTCAGCAGCTGGTTGACGAGAGCCAGTGCCAGCACAACGGTGCGGGCGATGGTCGCGGCGGGGATTTTTCTGTTCGTCATAGGTCAGTCCCTTTCTCTCTCGTATTCATGTTCTTCCAGATCGGCAATGCGGTGGTTTGCCACTTTCAGTTGCTCCTCGATCACCGGCACCCGCTGGGCGAAGTTGTTGTGCAGCCGCACCTCCCGGGTCAGCTCCTCCAGCTTGGTCTCGGTCACGGCCTGCGTCTTGCCGTTGGCGATCAGCACACCGATCAGCGTCACGCCGCCGGTGATCACAGCGGCCAGAATCGTCTCCATCGGTCTCACACCTCCATTACCGGAATACCGTATTCCTCGGCGCACTGCCGCTCAATGCGACAGCCGCGTGCGTACTCCCAGCCCGGGGCGAAAACCGCCACGTCAGCCTTAGCCAGAAACTCGATGCTGCGTGCCAGATAAGCCAGCGGCTTCGCATCGGGGCCAAAGTCCTCAAAGAACGTTTCCAAAGGAACCGCATCGTCACCAAACATGGCCTTTGCCTTCCCGATCACTGCGGCACGCTCCTGCAGCACCTGCTCGTCCGATAGGCCGTTCATAGGCTGGCTGATAAAAAGCTTCTTGCTCATCACTTATGCTCCTCTCACTTTCGTCAGCCCGGCCCGCTGGATGATGCCCGCGTAGTCCTTGTAGGCCACGCTGAGGTCTACGCCCTTGGCGATGCCGGGGATCTTGCCGCTGCTTGTGTACTGCCACATGCCGTGGCGGCGGGCGGGGCGCTTGCCGCGGTAGTCCGCGATTCACAGATCGTAAGCAGCGAGGGCTGCCATGTCGAGGGCGGTGTCCGCGAAATTGGTGTAGGTGTACACCATTGCATACAGCCCCCACGCTTCGACTTGGGCAGCGGTTTTGGCCACGCGGGCGGACAGCTTGGCCGGGGTCAGACCGCGCAGCTTCGGGTCTTCTGCATCCACCGCGATGGGCAGTTGGAAGTTCTTGTCCGCCAGCGCAGCACGCAGGGCGGCCAGTTCTTCGGCCGTCTGCTGGGGCGTGGTGGCGCAGGTGTAGTAGTAACCGCCCACCGGGATGCCCCGCGCCGTGCACGCGGCATAGTTGCGCTCGAAGGCCGGGTCAACGTATGGCTTGCCGCCCTTTCTGCCCAGCACCCGCAGCATCACGCCGTCGATTTTTCCGCTGCGCTTCACCGCGTCCCAGTCGATGCTCCCCTGCCAGCGGGAGACATCCATAATTTCAGCCATAGCGTCCTCCTTACTGTGTGATTTCCTCAAAGCCGCTCTTGATAAGAATCGCCTTGACCTTCTCCTTCAGCAAGCGGGGGCAGCGCTCATACAGAGCTTTTGCCTCCTCCACGGTCTCAGCAGACATGATTTCCTGTGCCCATAACATAGCCATCATAAATACCATCCTTTCGATTTTTTGTGTGATTTTATGCATAGACAGTCTCGCTCATCTCAAGCAGACACTGTTTCAGCATCTCGTTTTCCTTTTGCAGTGCAGCCACCGTTTCCGGCATCTGCGCCATCTGGGTCTGGGCGCTCTCCACCGTAGCAAGCCGCTCCTCCAGTGTAGGGGTCGGCTTCGGTGCATCGGCAGGGTCTGGCTGCGTGCCTGCCTCCACCACAACATAGGCCTCCGGCTGGTCGTCCATGCTCCACAGGGCCTCGCCCACGGCAGCCGCTGCATTGTGGGCGGTAATGGCATCCACAACGGCAGAATAGGCATCGCACTCTTCCTGCGTGATAACAGGCTTCAGGATTTTTGTTCCGGGTTTAATTTCCATTTACGTTCACCTCACCACCAGCGGCCAATAGCAATGCTATAACATGTTGTATCGTTACATCCAGGTAGTGTGCATGATGTCGTGCTTTTGTTCTTACAAACAAACGAAAGGAATGTGATAGGGCAACCAACAACAGAATATCCCGTATTAGAAAATGCCACCGGAAATGACCATGTATAATCGCTTCCGTCTGAATTGATGACGTACCAGCAGATCTGCGTTCCATCTGAAAAGCGCACCCAGTTGCTGCCACTTGATGCAACGCCACTCGCTCCGGTGGGGCCTTGCGGCCCCTGTGGGCCAGTAGCGCCTGTGGCACCTCTGGGTCCTGTTGCCCCGGTGGGGCCTTGCGGTCCCTGTGGCCCGGTAGTGCCTGTGGCACCTCTGGGTCCTGTTGCCCCGGTGGGCCCTTGCGGTCCTTGCGGCCCCTGTGGGCCGGTATCTCCTTTGTCACCCTTGTCGCCTTTGAAGTCGCCCGCATCCTTTGCCTTCTGCAATGCAGTCATAGCCGCATTGGCCGCGTTGGTGCTGGCTTTCTCTGCCCGGTCGGCATCGTTCTTTGCCGCCCCCGCGCTGGTGGATGCCTCCCCGGCCTTGGTGGCGGCGGTGGAAGCGCTCCCCGCAGCGGCGGTGGCCTGCTGGGTGGCGGTGTTTGCCGCAGCGGTGGCCGTCTTGGTGGAGGCCGCTACGTCGTTCAGGGCCGCGGTGCGGGCCTGTGTGATGTTCTGCAAGGCGGCGGTGTGCTCCGTCTCCGTGTCCTGCAGGGCCCGCTTGGCGGCGATCTCACTGGTCTTGGCTGCCTTCTCGCTGGCGGCGGCGTTGGTCTCGCTCAGGGCTGCTGCGTCCTCGCTCTTTTTCGCCGCCTCTTCACTGTCCTTTGCCTTTCCCGCACTAGCCTTGGATGCACTCTCACTCTCGGCGCTTTTCTTAGCGCTGTTCTCAGATGCCTCTGCGCTCTTTGCTGCCGCTTCCTCACTTTTCTTTGCCGCAGCAGCACTGTTTGCAGCCTTTTTGGCATTTTCCCCGCTCACCCGCACGCTTTCTTCCATGCTGGCGGCAGAGTTCGCTGCTTCTTTAGCAGATTTGACCGCTGCTTCCTCACTGGTCTTGGCCGCGTTCATGCTCTCCAGCGCCTGCTTGGCGTATTTCGTCACCTCGGCCACGAACTGTTCATAGATGCTCGGCGTAATGTTCTCGGTGGTCGTGTCGGTGTCGATGGTGTCATAGCAGGTGTACTTGCCGGGCTTGGTCATGGCAATGTAGCCGCTGTCGTTGATGGCCAGCAGCATCCAGGTGCCCTCTTTTTCCAGTGTCCACCGCCGGTCTACCAGTGCGCTGTTGTTCTCGTCCAGGATCTGCGGGTCCGGCTTTGTGCCGCTCAGGCGCTGCACATGCAGGGTCACGGTGCAGTTCTTCCACTCTTCCGGCAGCTCAAAGCGAAGCTCGTCCACCTTGGCGCTCCGCACACCGCCCAGATACAGCGTCTCAATGTTTGCCCGGAACGTCGAACCGTTGTCCTGCAGCTTTCTGATCTTGATATCCAGTTGGCTCACAGTTTCACTCCCTTCCTGCCCCTATCCTATCACGCCCCGCCGGGTGCAACTACCCCGGACATACATAAGTTCCCGCCTCTTGACAAATACGTAAAATACGTATATAATCAAATCACCAACGAAGAAAGGAGGATTCCACCGCCATGCCGCTAACTCCAAAAGAGATGTGTCGGCTGTTGGAGCAAAACGGCTTTGTTTGCATTCGCTCCAATGGCTCTCATCGGATGTACAGCAACCCCGTCACCAAAAAATCCACTGTCGTTCCTTATCATGCAAAGGATCTGAAGCCCGGTCTAGAAAAAAGTATTCTTAAACAAGCCGGAATCAAAAAATAACATTATCTTGTTAGGATCAACCTGGAAAATTTCTGGTTATCCTAATACTACATTATAGATTATTGAAATAATTGAATATTAGTTTTCTCGTTATCATATAATATTTTCAAAACTTACATCACGCTATATATGAGGTAATATTAAAATGACTGCTGTATTTTATCCTGCTGTTTTTCATCCAGAAGAAACAGGATATTCCGTTACAATTCCAGATATTGAAGGTTGCTTTACCCAAGGGGAAACTATGGATGAAGCGGTTGCTATGGCCCAGGATGCCATTGGTCTGATGCTTGAAGATTGTGAAGTATGTCCTAAGCCTTCTCTTCCTTCTGCCATCCATGTGGATACCGGTGATTTTATTGCAATGATTCCTTTTGATATGGAAGAATATCAGAAGCAGTTCAAGCCCGTCAAAAAGACCCTGTCTATTCCCGGTTGGCTCAACGATGCCGCCGAATCCGCACACATCAACTTTTCCAGTGTTCTGCAAAAAGGTCTGAAATCCGAACTCGGCATGATTTAACAGAATAACATAGCAAAAGGGAGGCCGTTCACCCCGAACGGTCTCCCTTTCTTCTAAGCAGGGCTCCCCCCAAAAGAGCAGCAACGTGAACTTGGCTCCCCTACTAGGGGAGCTGTCACGCAAAGCGTGACTGAGAGGTTCACCTCACCCCTGCCCACTCATCCTTGCTGTTTTTTGCCTGTTCCTCCTTTTTTGCCGCGTCCTTCACCCACTGGGCAAAGTTCTTTTCCTCATACATGGCCGTCCCGTCCTCTTTGGTCAGGCTCATCAGCAGCTTCTCCAGCTTCGCCCGGTCGTGGTCGTTGCCCGCCAGATACTCCTCTTTCACCGCATCGGTGATCTTGCTCTTGATCTGGCTGTCCGCTTTGCCCGCCGTCCGCAGCCGCCGGATCTCGTCCTGCACGTCGCTGGTCCTGCCGGTGTCCACCGCTTCAGTCAGGTCATCGTACACGCTGCCCTCGGTGCCGCCCTTGTACAGCTCCTCGGCCTTGCTTTCAATGGCACCGGTCACAAGGTCGATCACCCATGTCCGCTTTTCCGCGTCAGCTTTGACCCCCTCCCGGATGCCCAGGGTCTCGTACATTTCCCGCACAAGCTGCTTTGTCAGCTCCTGGCGCTGGCTGTCTTTGCCCTCATTCCGGGCCCTGGCCGCCTGCTCTACTTCCGGGCTGTATTTCTTCAGCCGGTTCTTCAGCTGGCTGGCAATGGTCTTTTCGTCCTTGCCCATGGCTTCCAGCTTCGCCATAGCACCGCTGGCGTTGTCCGTGTCCACTTCGGCAATGGCGTTGTACAGCCGGTCATACTGCCCGGTGGCGCTCGTCGGGGTCGAGCTGAACGAAAAGCCGCTTCCGCTTGCAATGTCTCGTGCATCTTCCACATAGGCATCAAAGGCATCCAGCATTTTCCGGGCGTTCCCCATAGGCACACCCGCAATTTCAAACCCGTACTGCATCAGGTTCACGCCTGCCTTTCGCAGTTTCTGGTGATACGCTTCCAGCTGTTCCTCCGTCATGTCACCGGTGTCCTGCCGGACAAGGCTGGAAAACTTCGTTACTGCTGCAAAAAGATCATTCACAGCGCTGATGTTGGTTGCACTCACCACATCGTAATCCGTACCGTTCACTGCATTTTCCACAGCGCTGTACAGCTCGCTGCCATACAGGAAGTTGCCCGCAAAGCTTTCCGTGTACAGATTCAGGAATCGCTTGCTCACGCTGGCCGCGGTCACATCTCCGTTCTCGTCCTGCTCTCTGTCCCACCGGTGCAGCAGGAAGTCCGCACCGATCTTCATCAGTGCAAACACAGCAGTTTGAGTGATCTGGCTCACCACTGCTCGGTTCAGGTTCTTTCCGGCCCGCTTCACTTCTTCTGCTGTCTCGCTGCTGTGTGCAGCCTTGTCCCGTGCTTTCTGGGCATTGTAGTCCATCACCGCATCGGCCAGGATGCCGTAGTTCTGGAAACGCTGGGTCGTGAACATGGTCAGGGTCTTGGTCATTTGATCCGGATTTCGCTGGATCCCCGCACGCTGCATCGTGGTGTAGTTGGGCTGGGTCTCCTCAATGACCCGCTGATACATCTTGTTCACGGCTTCCCAGTAGGCTTCGCTGCCTTTCGTGGCTGCACCCTCTGCAAACTCATTGGTATGGTGCTCCACATACCGCTTGGAGCCTTCCCACAGTGCCGCTACCGTGATCTCGTCCATGCTGTTGATCCAGCCGGTCACCCACTTGGGCAGCTTGTTCATGGCCTTTTCTGCCGCGCCCTGGCTCACGCCAATGCTGGCAAGCTCACCCCGCTGGCTGCCCCGCAGTCGGTATCGCAGCAGCACATCCCCGTGCTGGGCGATCTCCGCCTCCAGCGCCGCCCGCTGCTTGCCGGAGAGGTTCTTCACAAACGGCACCACCGCCGCCATGGTATCCGCACCCAGTACCGCGCCTGCCGTGGGCAGAGATGCTGCCTGGGCAATGGCCACGCCCGGGTTCAGCGTCAGGATCGCACCCGCATAGTTGCCGCGCAACCTGTCCAGCACTTTGGTCATTGTGGTCGAGCGCTTTCTTTGCGTGGTCTGCAGGTCGGTCAGCAGGTCATCGATGTAGTTCGTCGCGCTCTGGCCCCACTGCTCTTTCAGGATACCATTTTTCAGCATCTTGATGCCGTCCTCGGTCTCAATGCCACTGTTCAGCACCTTCTGCACGTTCCGGATGGGTGCCGCCAGTCCGGCGTAGGCTGCCGTGTCCCGCAAACTCCGCTGCACCACGCTGCTGCACTCCTCCAGCAGGATGGGCATCTGGCTCTTGACACGGTTCTTCAGGAAGCCTCGGCCCTCAATGGTGGCATCCAGTTTCACGCCCTCGATCTGGGTCGCCAGCGCCGTCTTGTCCACCGCAATGGGGTAATAGTTTTTCACGGTGGCCCGCTGGTAACCCAACAGCTTCATGCTTGTCTCGTTGATCAGATTCGTGGTGTAGCTGCCAAAGAATTGCTTCATGTCCTCGCACCAGGCCCGGTCGTAGTCGGTCATGGCCTTCTCCACGGCCTGGATCACGGTGTCGGCCATGGGGTTTCCCGTGCTATCCGTCAGCATCCCGATCTTCACGGTCTGGCCCTTCTGGTAAGCCTTCTCAATGTCGCCCCTGTTGTACTCCTCCGCATCCGGGATCGTCAGGCCACCGTTCAGCAGGTGCTCCCGGCTGTCGGCGTTCTGCAGGTGCATGTACAGGCTGCACAGCTGGGCGTGGGTCAACGGTGCAGCCCGACCCTTGCTGTCCTTCAGGCCAATGTCCACCAGCTCCGCGCCCGGACCGGCGAATTTTTCCATCTGTCTCAGGTTCGCCTTGCCCGTCACATTGTCAAAGAGCTTCGTTCCCTCCACAGTGATCCGGGTCTGTTCCCGCTGGCCGTCATTCAGCATGGTGCCCAGCTTCTCCATCTGGCTGTTCTTTGCGTAGCCGCCCAGCATCCGAAACACACGGGTACCGCCCAGCATATCCAGGTTGTACCTGGTCAGGGCGCTCCGCAGCTTTCCATCGTTGCCCTTGCTCTGGCGCACCTCTGCAGCCGCCTCGTTGGCGATCTTGTCCACCGCTTCGGCTTTCTGCAAGCTCAGGGTCTTGTTTGCCGTCCGGATCACGTGCAGGGTGCTGGTCGTAATGGCTTTCAGCATCCGCATCTGGTCCACCGTCATGGGCAGATAGGTGCGGTTCTCTGTCTCCCGGATTCGCTTTCTCAGCCGGTCACGCAGCATCTCGGCCTTTTCGCTGTCCGGCAGTGCCTCGGCCTCTGTCAGCTGCTGGTTCAGCCGGTCAAGCTGGGCCTGCTTGCTGGCATTCAGGTCAGCCTGCAGCGCGTCGATGAGCTCCGGCACCTTGCTCAGCTTCCAGTCCTCGCTGATGCCGTTGGAGCTGTTCTCGGCTCCCATCGACTGCATGATGCTGGTGCGCAGGGCCGTCAGCCGGGCCACGGCGTGGTCGTTCAGCAGTGTCATATCCGCCAGCTTTGCCACCTCTGCCGCCTGCTGGATCAGGTGGGGCTGCACATACCGGTCCTTGCTGGGCCGCAGGATCATCTGGTTCAGCTGGGCAGCATTGGCCCGGATGCCCCGCCGCAGCTCGTCCTTCTGCCGGCCGTCCCGGGCTTTCTGTACCCGCTTCTCAGCCAGCTTCTTGGCAATGGCAATGTCCTCGTCCCGCTGCTGCTGGGCTGCAGTGATGGCGATTGCGTTTCGTTCCGCCTGCTTTTCCTGCCACTCCTGAGCTTTGCGCTGGTTTTCCTGCTCCCATTCCAGCAGTTCGTTTTCCTGATGGATCAGCTGCCACTCAGCCCGATCAGCCCGGCGCTGTTCTCCTGCCACCTGGTGAGAAAGGTTCCAGTTCTCCCGCTTCAACTGTTTGTTTTCCAGCCGGATCTCGTCCAGCATCTGCTGGCGTTCTTCCTTCAGCCGCTTCTTTTCGGCCTTCCACTCCCGTTCGTAGGCTTCCTTCAGCACGTCCAGCTTTTCGGCCATGTCGCCGTAGTTGGTGATGTCCAGCCCCAGCGTATCCAGATTCTGATCCAGCAGCTTTTCTGCTTTTTCATTCCGCTTCTGCTGTTCTGTCCACTGCCGCAGTGCTTCATCTCGGCTTCCGTTCCGGCTGTTCTCATACATCCTCCGGTTGAACTCCCGGTTCTGCTCCTTCTGCACCTTCCGCAGATCCTTCAGCGCCTGCTCCGCGTTCTCCTCGCCCACGGCAGCAGCCACAGCCTGGCGCTGCCAGCGCTGAAACCCGTCAAAGATGGCCTGTGCATCGGTCATCTCCGGCACGTTCAGGATATCACCCAGCATCCGGTCGGCCAGCTCCACTTTGGCATCCTCGTACTCGGCAGCATCCGCAAATCGGCTCATCATCCTGGGCTTGATGGCATCGTGCACGTTCATCAGCACATCCAGCCACTCGGTGCTCTCCATGCTGGCCGCGCCGTCCACGCCTGCCTCCTGGGCCGCGCCCCGGAACAATGCCGCTGCCCCTTCCTTGGTGCCGCCCATGGCCCGGGTGTCGTTGACGATGGATTCATACACTTCCGCCGGGTTGCCGTCCCGCACACCCTCTGCCTGCCGCAGCTTCACACCGTGCCGCCGGGCCTCCGCCACCGCTTCGCTCCACGTCCCGTACCGCTTCACCAGCTCCGCCTTGGCCGGGCCGTCCTTGTTCACCGTGTAGCTCAGGTCGTGGTATTCCGGGTACTCGTCCCACAGCTCGGTGTTCCGGTAGGTGGCCCCGCTCAGTATTTCATCTGCAATGGTCTCAGACAGCGCGCTGGCCTTGCTCATGCTGGCCCCGTCCGCCGTCATGTACTCCACCAGCGCCCGGGTCTCTCCGGCAATTTTCGTCCGGTCGGCCCTGCTGCCGTTGGCCTTTGTCCACCGCACCGCCAGCCCGTCAATGGAATCCTGGCTGATCCGCACACCGTGGGTCACACCCATCATCTGGGCCAGCGTTTCCATCGCCGCGCTGTTGTCCGCAATGGCCCGGCTTGCCTGCCGCTGGGTGTTCTTCCGCGCGTCCCGTTCCGCCTCTGTTCGGCTTTGGCCGCCAGCTGGTACCGGAATCGTGCCAGGCTGCTCTCTGCGGGCAGCTCACCTGTCTTGTAATAGTCCCTGATCTCCCGCACAACACGGTCAGCATCAATGCGGCCGCTGTACTCCTTGCTGGCTGCAACCCTGCCGTCGGTGGTGGAAATATCCAGCGTGAACTTTCTCTGTTCACTGCCCAGGCTTCCCACCATCTTACGGATCTGTTCCAGCTGTGCAGCGGTCGGGGCTTTGTCTGCGGCCAGGTCAACACCCGGAGCTTCCGCCATCACCCGCACATTACCGTCTGCCAGGAACTTGTTCAGTGCGTCCGTCCCTTCCGATACTTCCGCCGGGCCGAACACACTCATAATTTCCCGGTGGTCGGTGTCACGGGTCTTATCATTCCGGGCAAAATCCAGCATCTGCCCATCCGGCAGGATGTATCCGGCCCGTTCAAATTCACTCGTCGTGCCAAACTGCTCCACGGCCAGCTGACAGCGATACTTCGCCGCACCGCCTGCTTCCTTTGCTTTGGCATCATAGACAGCCTGCTGTTTCTGCTTCTGTTCATTTCTCTGGGTTTCCAGCTTGGCATGGGCTTCCCGCAGTGCATTATTCACTTCACCAATTCGGTTTTCAAGCTCTGCACCACGCTGGTTAAAGTCCTTCCGCTTTGCAAGGTACGCCTGGTATTCTTCACTGGCCTTAAACTCCTTTGCCTCGGCAGAGAACAAACCCAGAGATTTTCTCTTCGCTTCAATCTCCTTTACCTCGGCGCTGTTCAGCCAGTTTGTTCGCTCTGTTTTCAGGGCGTTTTGCTGGTGTTCCAGTTCTCTGCTTTCTTTTTGAAGTGCCGCCAATTCATCCACGTTTCCAGCAGAGCCGTCACTCAGCTGGAACCGCACCGATTTCTTCACAGGTTCGCTGTTTCCCTTGCTTTCGGCATCTTCTTGTGCTATACTGTTTTTAGCAGGAAAGCTCGGGCGTTCACCGCCCTCCTCGGTTTTGAGTACCGTGTCAGCGCTTTCCTGATAAATAGAACCCTCCGACCCTCTGCTCCCCGAATCTTCGGATTCCATGTGGGCTTTGCCGGAGGGTTCCGTAAAACCTCCTTGCAGACTACTCCTTGAATCTTTGGATTCTACGTGGGTACGCATGGAGGTTTTATTATTTGTAGATTTTATATCTACAATATCATAGAAAATCTCCCGGTCATTTGCTTTGAAGACAGTCAGAACATCTGCTTCATAGGCATTCTGCCCAACCACAATTTTGATTTTTCCACGGTTGAATGCTTCCGCATTCTTGTGGTTTGCAGGTTCTCTGTAGACTTCATCTGCGGTTTTAATAATTTCATCCAGATTTGCAGCCATCCGCATTTTATCTGCATACGTTTCTTCGTTCGTTCTCTGAAGCGCCATTGTAGATTTAGAACGGACAAACTCACTTCTTCCATCTTTATGGTTCAAAATTGTCCAGCCGTTCCGCTCAAAGCCATTCGGATACCGTTCTTTGATGGCCTGCTTCACTACGGTTTTCCAATCTTCCTGTGGAACACCGTTCAGGATATCTTCATCAATTTTGATGTAGCTCTCTCCGTCGGCATCCTTCTGGATCGAAAAACGAATATTGCGTCCTTCCGCCGCGCTCTCTGTCTTGAGGGCAGCGGCGTTTTCTTTTGCACTGCGCAGGTTGTCCATCGCTTTTTCAGCGTGGGCAAAGTATTCGTCCTGCAAAATTCTGCGCTCGTTCTCGGCCAGGCGCTGGGCCTTCAGGGCCGCCCGGTTGTCGGGGTCAAGGGTCAGCACTTCCTTGGCCCGGCTGATGATGCCGCCCAGCATCTCCTTCACCCGGTTCATCACGGTGCGGATGGTTCCGGCCCTGCCGTTGTTCTTCTCGGCCTGCCCGCGCTGGAACTCTACCCAGCGCTTGAAATCGGATTCATTGGAGAAGATGCCTCGCCAGGCATCGCCCACCAGCTCCTCGGCAGCTTCCTCATAGGTCAGATTCTGCTGGGCATAGTCGCCCAGCTTCTCCCGGATCATCTCGTCTACGGTCTCAAAGCCGCTGCTCCTGGCCAGATACAGCAGGGCATGGTCCTGCAAAGTCTTTGCTCCCTCGCTGTCCAGTGCGTTGTACCAGTGGTAGTCCTCGTGCAGCACCGTGCCGAACGTATCCTGTGCGCTGTCCCCAAAGAAGATCCGGGCCGTCTCCGTGTCCACATAGGCCCGCACCCGGCTGTCTGCCTGTCCCGCACCGTTCTGCAGCACGTTTTTCAGAACCGCCGTGGTGCCGGTTGCCGCCGCGTTCAGCTCGATCACCTGGCTGCCAGCGTCGTTCGCGTTACGCAGGGTTCCCTTGTAGATGGTCTCACCCCTGCCCGTCAGGCTCTGTTCCGTCAGAGTGCCGCCCAGCTGGCTCTTGGCCCACCGGGTATCTGCCGCATCCCTGCCGTAGGTGTAGGCGATCTCCAGCGCGTTCCTGCCCTTGAGGTTGCCCAGCACATAGTTCACGTTGGCCGCCATGCCGCTGCCGGTGCCCGCCAGCTCCAGCGCCTGGTCAAAGGTCTTCACGTCCTCCATCTGGCCCAGCCGGTACAGAGTGGATGCTGCCGCCGCATAGCGGTCACTGTCCACGCCTTCCGGCTGTTTCCGGCTGATCTCCTGCGCCGCCTTTTCGCCCACCTTCCAGCTCCGCAGCACCTGCTCCGTCCTGGCCTGCTTCTGGCCTTCCGTCCTCGGTGCTTCCATGCCGTAGGTCTCCCGCATCGGGCTGTTGCTGCTGTCCATCCCGTCAAGGGTGCTTTCTTCCACAGGGACCGACTGCATGACCGCCTGCTGAGGAACATTTACAATGCCGTCGTCCTCCGCCGCCTTCCGTCCAGTACGGCCTTCAGCGTCCAGCTCAGAGCTGCCCAACATGCCAAGGGCTCGCCCTTCGGGAGAGCTGGCGGTGCTCTGCGCCGACTGAGAGGGTGAGCCCGCTTCTCTCGAACTTTCCACCATTTCCCCAGCGTTCTCAACAGCATTCTGCTGGCTGCGCTGTGCCGCCACTTCCCGCAGCATCCGCCGGGTAGCCGCAGCCGTGCTCGGCAACTTCACCCCATAGGCTTCCTCAAAAGCCGCGCGGTTTGCCTCGTTTCCGGCCTCCGGGGTGAACAGCCTGATGGTCTTGCCTGTCAGGCTGTCACCGGCCGCCGCTTCTGCAAACGTCTGCACAGCCAAGTTGTCCGATATGGCAGCAGTTTCCGCACTGTTGCCCTCAGCCGCAGGGCCCGCCGCTTTCAGGTCAGCAGAGCCTTTTTCAGTCCCATCAGACTCCACCGACATGCCAAGGGCCCCACTATTAGGAGGGCTGTCAGCGCTCACGCGCTGACTGAGGGGTTCCGGTTCCCGCGCCAGCTCCTCCCGGCGCTGGTGTTCCTTCAGCGCCTGCTCGTATTCGTCCTGAGCGGCATACCGCTCCACGTTGCCCCGCAGGCTGGAATCTCCCGCGTTCATCCTGGAAAGCCCTGTGCCCACAGCGCCGCCCAGTGCACCGGATGCGCCGCCGGTCAGCCCCGCTTCCAGCGCCTGAACCAGCGTGTCCGTGGTAAACATGGTCTGGGCAGCTTCGCTGTCTCCCAGGGCCGCATCAATGGCCTTGTCGGCGTAGGTCTCCACAAAGGCCTGCACGGCGTTGTCAATGCCGCCGGAAATGGCATTGGCAACTGCCGGATGTGCCGCCGCAAAGGCCGAATCCCCAGCCAGCGCCCGGATCTTGTCCGCCACAGCACCCGCCACGGAATTTCTGGCGTAGTCCGCGCCCATGGTTCTTGCCAGATCAGCCGCACCCACGCTGTTGATGGCCCATCCTGCGCCAAACTTGGCCACGCCGCCCACCAGCGCCTTGCCTGCGCTTTCGCCCTTGGCCGCGCTCTTGCCCATGGCATCCGCAGCGCCCTGGGCACTCAGCACCGGCAGCACCGCCGCCGGGTTGATGGCAGCCACGGCAAGGTTCTCTGCCGCGCTGGTCGCCACGCCCTGCACGGTCCGCTGCACATCGGTCAGGCCGCTCTGGGCCGCGCCCGTCAGCTGCTGACCCCGGTTGTACAGCTGGTAGCCCACGCTCTTCTCCGTGTCGATGCCACCCTTTGCTTCCGTTCCGGCAATGCGGCTGCGCATGTCCTCGATCTCCTGCCGGGTAAATCCCTGCTGCAACAGGTCGCCGGTGCTGTACTTGGGCTGGTAGTCCATGTCAGTTTCTATCAGCTGGTCATACAGGTTCTTCTCGCGGGGGTTCCGGGCAAGCTCTGCTTCCAGTGCTTTCCGGTTCTCGCTGCTCTGCCGGATGTTCTTTCCGGCCTGCACCAGGTACTCCGCACCCATCAGCGGGGCAGCGGCCACGGTGTCCGCAACGCCGCCCACGGTGTTTGCCGTCCGCCGGGCCAGCTGCTTCCACTCCGGGATTTCTTCCATGGTGTCCAGATACTCCCTGGCCTGCCGGATCTCCGTGTCCGTGTACCCCAGCTTTTTCAGGTCCGCCGTGCTGTAGGTGTTGCCCACCTTCCCCTTGATTCCCGTGGTGCGGAAGGGGTCGATGCTACCATCCCCGGCGCTGGCCCCGTTTCTGCTGGTGCCGGTCTCGGCATAGCTGGTATAATTGCTCTTCTTTTCCAGCAGCTTGTTCACAAGCTCCTGATTCCGAGGCTGGTCAAACCACTGGTTGGCCTGGTCAAAGTCGTCCGGCTGGCTGTACTCCGCATAGCTGTTCTTCAGCTTCTGGGCCTGCTGTCCGTACCACGCTCCCAGAGTATTCCCCGCCGGGCTCACTGTCACCTTCTGCCGGTTCAGCTCGTCGCTCCGGCTGTCCATGGCATCCGCAAAGCCCAGGTTGTTCCTTGTCCGGTAATCCTCCAGCGCCGTGGAATATAGGTCGGTGCCCGTCTGCTGCTTCTGGGTTTGCAGTGCCGCACGTTTTTCGGCCATTTTTTCCGCCGTCCATGTATTGCTTTTATTGTCCGACACAGAGTTTCCCGTACTGCCAAGGGCCCCACTATCAGGGGGGCTGTCAGCGCTCTTGCGCTGACTGAGGGGTTCTGCCCCGCCAGCAGCGGCATTGGTTTTTTTCTGAAGTTTGGCCCGCTTCTGGGCCATCTGTTCTGCTGTCCATGCCATTTTTGTTCTCCTTACCATCCCATCGCATTCCAGACCTTGGCCGCCACGTCATCATTTATACCCATGTTGACCAGCCGGGCATAGATCGTATCCGAATCCACCCCTTCTGCACTCCACCCCTTTGCATAGCTCAGGGCGTTGCTGTACGGCATTCCGGTACTCTTACCCGTGCTCCCTCCCGTGGTTCCCCCGGGCAGGGCCCACTTGTTCGGATTCGCCAGCGGGGCGATCAGCCCGCTGCCAGTTCCGGTCGCTGCTGTTGTGCCCGTGTCACCGTCCGGCAGCATTCCGGCGCTGGCCAGAATGTTCGCATAGACGCTCTTGGTCGGGTCATCATCCTTCAGGCTCTGATACTTACCCAGCGCCGTCAGCAGTTGGCTGTTTGTCCACCCGCTTCCGCTCTTGCTGGAGCCGTCGGAACTCCGTCCGGAGCTGCCGGAACCGCCGCCGGACAGGGCCTTTGTAAAACTCTGCTTTCGTGCATAGTCATTGAATGCCCAATCTGCCACATCATCACGGGTAGCGATTGAATTCGGATCCATGCCCAGAATGTTCAGAATCGTCTGTGCACCCTTCTGGTCACCGTTTGCCGTCATGCTGGATGCGCTCTGGATCCATTTGAGTTTATCCTCCCACGTCATCTGCTTTCCGTTGTAACTGTCCAGCAGCGTCGGATCCATTCCGGCATCCTGCATCATTGCCTTTGCCAGATCAATACCCCCGGCATCAGCGAGATTCATTGCCACCTGTGCCGTTTGCTGCCGTGCCGCCTGCTTCTGCAGCGCCAGCTGCTCTTCCTGATAGGTGTACCCCTTGTACCCATCGTAGGCTGTCAGGGCCGCCGAGCCGATGTTCTTTACCGTGTTCCAGAGGTTGTTCCAGTAGTTGTCGTTCTCGTTCCGGGCCTGTTCGCTCTGGTTGGCAAGGAAATTCTGCCACGCCGTGTAGTTGGCAAAGTTGCTGCCGTAGGCACTGCGGTCCAGCGCCTCGGTGTTGGCCATGCCGGAAAGGGCACTCAGCAGGTCGTTCTGCTGGTTCTGGTATTCGCTCAGTGCCTGGCCTCTCAGGCCGGGTACCGCATTGTCAATGCCGCTCAGCGCCTGCTGCTGGCCCTGCTTTGCCACGCTGTCGGCGTAGCTGCTGCCATACCCGCCCGCCAGCATCGCCGCGTTGGCCTGGGCGTTCTCCGCGCTGGCGGCAGCATTGGCCTGGGCCTGGGCGCGGTACTGCTGGTAGGCTTTGCTGCCGGTGTCCCAGTCGAACCCGCTGCCGATCTGCCCGGTCAGGCTGTCCATTGCGTCCTTGTTCCGGCTCACATAGTCCGCCGGGCGGTTGGCATTCCATTCCCGCTCTTCCTGTTCCGCCTGGTTCTTTCTCCGTAAGGTATCAAATAACATAAAGTTCCCTTCTTTCTGTCCTCTGTCGCAGGGCCCCACACCGGTCTTCAGAGCAAGCCACCCGTCATCATCTTCACGATAAGCGGCCCGGCGAGCTGTGCGCCGACCTGCAAAACGTTCCCCCAGAAGTTGGTGTTGTTCGCATCCTTCTTCTGGTTGGCCCCCACCGCGTTGGCATATTCGGTCTGGGCACTGTTCAGCTGGCCATAGTAATTGTTCAGGCGAGTATTGTAATCGTTGATCGCCAGCTGCTTCTGCTGCTGCAAAGAGCTCAGCCGGTTGCCCAGGTCACTCTTCTTGGTGGCATATTCGTTGTAAGCCTGGCTGTACAAGCTGTCTGCCACGTCCGAAAGCCCGTTCATGGTGCTCTGGTAGGCCGTCTGCCCGCTGGAAGTGCCCCAGCTGTTGCCGTAGCCGCCGCTGCGGGCCGAAGCATTGGCGGCAGCGTTCTCGCTGGCCAGCTCCGCACCCCGGGTGTACTGGTTCTTGTACTGCTGGTAAGCTGCGTCCTTGGTGTAATCGTAGGAAAAGCCATCCCGGTTCATCTTGTCCAGCTGGCTCTGCGTGCCGCTGATCTGGCTGTCATACTGGCCCGTCGTGTCCTCCGGCTGCTGTCCCTTCCAGTAATCCAGATTGTTCTTTGCCGTGGTCACCCGGTCATTGCTCTGGGCGTACTGGTAGCTGTTGGAATCGTTCTTTCTGGTTCCAAACACGCCGGTGCCCGCATTCTTTTCGCTGTTGCCGGTAATGCTGTCATACACATCACCTACCATCAGCCCCACATTGTGGCCCGGGATCAGGTACTCCCACCACTTTCCTCTTGCCATCTTCTCACTGTCTCCTTTCGTCTTCGCATTCCTCTAAGCAGAGCTCCACCTTCGGGGGAGCTGCAAGCAACTACACCGCAGGTGCATTGCGCGCTGAGAGGGTTACTCCACCTTCAGCCCCATGGCCACCAGCTTGTCCCGCATGGTGTCGCTGAAGTTCGTCTCGTCCAGGTTCTGCATCATGTACATCATCTGGTCCCGCAGCTGCATCAGGTAGTTGTTGATGCTCCGCCTGTCCTCCGGGGCCATGTTGTCACTCAGTTTCGGCATGGCGATCTCGCCAAGCCTCGTAATATCTGCCATATAAAATCTCCTTCCCCTAAGCAGGGCTATCTCTTCGGTTCCCCTCCGGCCACCCGGTTGCCCCGGCTCTCTGCCATGCTGAACGCAATGCTCCGCACCGCGATCTGCCCGGTGCCCTTGATCCGCAGCCGCATGGTGTCGTGCCGCTCTGGCACAAATGGCAGGTTGACCCGGGTGTATTTGTTCAGAACGGCTGCCTGGCCCAGCGTCTCCCAGGCCCCGCCCTCATAGCTGGCCTGCAGCTCCACAACGCTGTACGTCAGGGCATCCACTCGCAGAAACACCCGGTTGATGTACTTGTCCGCCGGGATGTTCAAGCCAATGTCTCCGCTCACAGCTTCAAAGGACACCTTCTGTTCCAAATTCGCCTTTGCCGTGTCGGTGTCCCGGTCGGCCTCCCGTTCCGGTTCGGTGGCCCACAGGTTCACGCCGTCCCACTGGTAGAGCTGCCGCCCCGTGGAGCACATTGCCCAGCCGGAAGCATTCTCTTCCGCCGCCGTGTCCTCCTCGTGCCAGAGCCGTCGTTCGGTGTCGTAGACCAGCAGCCGGGTCTCGTTCCGGCCCGGCACCCGCAGATGCAGGTAATACCGGGTGTCCAGCACACCGCCCACCGCCCCGCGCACGTTCATCAGCCAGGTGTTGTCCAGTCCGCCGCTGATCTTCACCGGCAGGCTGCCGTCCCAGGCCATCACGCCGTCAGGGGAAAGGTAGTACAGCACCTCTGCCAGCACACACATGCTCTTGCTGGCCTGCTTGGCCACGCCCCGGCACTGCACGCTCACCAGCTGATAGTCCGCCGGGCGGCTGCCGTAGAGCTTGTGCAGGCAGTTCTCCTTGAAGAACAGCACATAGCCCATGCAGGTGGCTGCACCGGTAAAGGGGCCGTCACTGCCCACGTTCACGGCGTAACTGTCCGAAGCAATGCCCCGGTAGCTGTACCAGTTGGTGGGGTCGCCCAGCTTGCAGCTGTAGATCACATTCTCCTCGCTGTTGCAGCCCCATACCCGGTTGGCGTTCTCGGTCACATATTCCAGCCGGGGCACCCGCCGCCGTGCGGTAATGGTGGCGCCGCCCGCTGTGGCGTTCTCGCTGCCGTTCATGCTCTTCCAGGTGGTACCGCCTGCCGTCACGGTAAAGCTGCCGTAATAGCGTGCGCTCTCGGTCCTTGGGCTGCCGGTCAGCACAATGCTGTCCCCGTCCATCTGCTCAATGGTCACCTCGCCGTTCACACCCTCGGCCAGATACTCTTCCACCAGCCCGGGCACCTGCTCCACCGTGATGGTATCCCCCTTCTTGAAGCCCGCAGCGGCCAGCCCGGGCAGGGTCATCTTCACGCTGTTCAAAAGGATCTCCGCCCACTTGCCGCTCTTGGCATCGTACTGTTCCAGCACGTTCACATAGGCCCACTTGCTGGAAGAGGAGTTCTGTTTCAGAAACAGCGTCCCATCCGCCGGGCCAGAAGGCTCCGTGGTGCCCACGCTGCTCACGGTGTAGGTCTTGCCGCCCGCGTCGCAGGGGGCAATGGTCACCGTGCCGGTCTGGCTCCATGCGGCGCTCAGGGCTTCCAGCTTTCCGGTGGCCGTGTCAAAGCTCTTGGCATCCGGCCAGATCAGGATCTTCGTGCCCATGCCGATCATAATTTTCTCGCTGTCCGTCACGGCGTTTTCCAGCACGATCTCCCCGCCCGCAGCCGCGGTGGCCACGTCGTCCTCGCTGTCCTCGGTGTAGCGCAGGTTGGTGCCCTCGCACAGCAGCAGGCCGTTCAGGTGGTATATCCCGTTGCAGCGGCCCATGGCCCGCATGGTGCGCCGGGGTGTCCGGGTCTGCAGTGCGGGGTATCCCCGGCTGGAAAAGTTCTTCATCTCGGTAAATTCTGCCTCGGCGCAGGCATAGCTTTCGTTCAGGCCGCCAAAAGCCGTCTGGATGCTCTTCCCCGTCGAGATGCTGTATAAACTCGGCAGTGCCATCTCAGTACCTCCACTTCGTGGCCATCCTGGGCAGGTAGGTGTGCCTGCACCAGGCTGCAAACTCCTGCTGGTTCTCGTTGGCCAGCTGCATCTCGTTGGCATAGCGGTCGGTCTCGCCCAGGGCCGCGTCCATCTGGGCCGCCAGATAGTGGGTATAGTAGCTGTCGTAGGGCTCCGGCAGCAGCAGCTCCGCGTCCTGCCGCAAAAGTTCCTGCTCCCGGTCGTATAAGATGTCCGCACCCACGGCATCAAAATCGGTGGTGTCGCTCTTGTCCACCACGCTCTTTCTCAGCCCCGCATCCGCCTGCCGCAGCCATAAGATCTTCAGTTCGCGGTCAAACCCGTTGTTGGGCCGCAGCTTGTCAGCCGTTTCGATTGCTTTTCCTACAGTCATATTTCAATCTCCTGTCTAAAATCCTTCTGTCCTCGGGTAACATAACCCCCAGTCACCTACGGTGACAGCCCCCGCTAATAGGGGGGCCCTTGGCATGGCGTAAAACTTTCCCTCTTTGCCAAGGCCGCCCCTACTAGGGGCGGTGGCATTGCGAAGCAATGACGGTGGGGTTTACCGCCGCCATAAACAAATAACCCCCGGCACAGCGTGTGCCGCCGGGCCGGGGGGATACATCTAAGCAGGGCTCCCCCTTCGGGGGAGCTGTAAGCAGCTCCGGCCATGCCGGACTGCGCACTGAGAGGGTCAAAATTACGCCTTATTCGCCAGTTCTTCCATGCGGGCAGCGGTCTGGTCGTCCTGTTCCTGGCTGTGGCGGATGACCTCCGCCACCTCCGGGGGCACCTCAATGTTCTTGCCGCGCTGCAACTGGTAGTTCACACCGTTCACGCTCACGAACAGGTCACCCTTGTACTTCCCGCCGTCCGAAAACAGCCGGATCGTCTCAGTCTTTTTCTTTGCTTCTGCCATATCCATCAACCTTTCCCGTAACTTATTTCAAATCGGCGCAGAGCAAAAATGCGGTTAAGAGATCTTCGCGCGTATGCGCGAATCTCCAGCATTTTTGCTTGGAGCCTTCTTCTTCGGGGTCACTAGGGGCGAGCAGCCCCTAGTTCGTGCCTCCCGCGCTTCGAAAGTAGCGGGTGCTTTTCTGGTTCTCTTTTGGCACGCAAAAGAGAACAACCCTTTTAGTTTGCCTCAGCCGTCCCGCTGTACCGTGCGCTGCAGCTCTCAATGCGCACCATGTACTGCTCCACCAGGCGCTCAGCGGTCTTGTGTGCCTTCCAGCCCACAGACGCACGCTGGTTCAGGGGGTCGTCACCGTAGCCCAGCTGCTTCACGATGTGCTCCAGGCCGCCGCCCTCAATCTCGGTGGAACCGTAGGCGTGGGCACCCAGGATCAGGGTGCTAAACACTGCCAGACCCGTCGGGCAGCCGGTGCCCTTCCAGATCTTTGCCTCGCTGGTCTCCACAAAGCGCACACCGTGCAGCGTGCCGATCTCGCCGTTGTAGATCTCGTCCGGCTGGGCGTACTTGTGCACATCGATCCAGTCCGGGTCGCGGCGCAGGTCATAGGCCACATAAGGGTGGATGATGCCCACAAAGCTGGTGCCGATGGGATCAGCGTTCATGGCCTTCAGCTGGGTGGCCGCACGGGCAATCAGGTCGCTGGTCAGCTGGCAGGTCGCGTCCAGGGTGGCGCGGCTGGTCACAGCGGTCTCCGCGCCGCCTTCGCCGATCTTGGGCGCATAGATCACATTGGTGCCGCCCGCCAGCACATCACGCACGATGGTGTCCAGGGTGCGGCCCGCCTGGCTGGCAATGATCTTGGTTGCCTGTATGATGTTGTTGTCAATGGCGGTCAGCTGCAGCGTGTCGGTAATGGGCACCCAGCCGCCGTACTGCTTGACTTCAGCGGTAACGGTGGAAACGTTCATGGTCTGGCCGTCCGGGGTCACACCCTCGGTCAGCGGAGTGGTGGCCTTGGGCAGGCTGTCATACTTGCGGAACTCAATGTTCTTGCCGCCGTTGGCCGGAATGGGATACGGGTCGCCGAACTGGTCATGCACCAGGGCAGGCTCTGCCTGGTCGATCAGGCGCTTCTCGTAAAAGGTTTTCATCTCGGCACTCATGCCGGATTCGCCGGTGGTATTCTGGTTCTGGGTGCTGGCCGTTGCAAACATCTGCAGATCCAGCTTCATGGTCTTGTCTTTCATGGTCGTTCCTCCTGTTAATTTATATTTCCTCTAAGCAGAGCTCCCCTTTCGGGGGAGCTGCAAGCAACTGCGTCGTCAGACGCATTGCGCGCTGAGAGGTTTACAGTGTAATAACTTCACCCCGCATGACCCGCTTCTCCATCTCTTCCATTTCCTTGCGGCTCATGTGGGATACGTCGATCTTGGTCTGCACCGCGCCGCCGGGGCGGGTGCCATTCTCGCCGGGCCGGGCATTGCGCTGCTGCATCCGGTTCACCACGCCCTGCTCCACCTGCCGGGCCGTGGCGGCCTGCTGCTGTTTCAGGATGTGATCAAAGTAGGCGCTGCGGTAGGCGTTCGTCATAGAAACGCCCGACCGCATCATCTTCTCCACCTCCGGGTTCGCCAGCACCTCAGCCATGTTGAAGTCGGGATACTGGGCTTTCAGCTGCTCCGCTTCCCGGTCCCATCCGGCCTGCAGCTCGGCAATGCGGGCCTGCTGGGCACGCTGACGCTCCATCTGCTGGATCATCTGCTGCTGTTCGGTCAGGTGCTTATTCTGGCTTTCCAGCTTGTCCAGCTCCCGGGCCGTCCTGGTGGAAACGCCCTTCTCCATGGCCAGCTTCTCGTAGTAGGCATCGTCTTTCACCGCGCCGTTCCGCACAGCCTCGGTCAGGGCCACCAGGTCGTTGGCATCCGTGCCGTACTTTTCCTGCAGCGCCTGCATCAGACCCTTCATGGCCGGGCTTGCTTCCAGCCGCCGGGTCGCTTCGGTCACGGCGTTCTGCATCAGCTCCTCGGTCAGGTCGGCATACTCTCCGCGCAGCAGCTCACCAAAGGCTTTCCGCCGCTCCTCCGGGCTCTTGGTCTTGCCTTCGCCCTTCTCCTCGCCGTCCTTGCCCTCGGCTTCGTTCTGGTTCTCTGCCGCTTCCTCGTCCAGCTCAGACTTTTCCTCACTGCCAAGGGCTCCCCCCTCGGGGGAGCTGGCGGCGCTCTGCGCCGACTGAGAGGGTGAGCCCTCTTCCCGGCTGCTCCGCTTCAGCACCCCGCTCCGCCGGGCCAGCCGCTCTTCTGCCGGCCGCAGAGCAGGCAGCTCAATGGCATTGCCTTCCCCGTTCGCTGCCCCTGCCCCTGCAGATGCGTTGGCTCTTCCGTTGGGAGAGCTGTCCGCGCCAGCGGACTGAGAGGTTCCGTCCCCGCCCGCAGCACCACCGTCTGCAAACATCTGCAGATCAATGGCATCTGCCTTGTCTGCGTGCAGGTTGATGTACCGCACATGCTCCGGGTAGGCATCCGCCAGCAGGATCAGACCGTCCGTCACCAGTTCAAATTTTGCCAGGCTGTCAGTGCCCTGCTTTGCCTGTACCACCATCAGGTTCCTGTCATCGGCACAGGTCACGGTCCCGCTGTCCAGACTGTATGCCAGCGTCTGCATCAGCGCGCTCACGGCAGCACATACAATGTCCTGCCCCTTGGGTGCAAACTCCGCGTGCCCCTCGGCCCGCAGGAACATCATGTCTCCCATCTCGTTGTAAGTGATCTGGATCATTCTATCGCTCCTTCCAAAATTTCCTCTAAGCAGAGCTCCCCTTTCGGGGGAGCTGCAAGCAACTGCGTCGTCAGACGCATTGCGCGCTGAGAGGGTCATTTATTCGGATTATTCACGTTCATGGCCCGCTGTGCCGCCTGGGTGGCCAGGCTGTTGCCTCCGCCGCCCACTACAGCCCCCAGGCCGTTGGTCGCCGTCTTTGCGGTGGTCTGTCCGCCGCTGCCGCCGCCCGTGGTTCCGGCCGCCTGTGCAGCGGCCCCGGCCATGGCGCTCATGTTGGTGCCGTTCTGCTGGTCAATGATGGCGCTCAGCTTCTGCAGCTGCTCCATGGCCTGCTGCAGCTGGGTGTACAGGGTACCGTTCTGCTGCACCCGTTCCCGCACCTTTTCGATGCCCTCAAAGTCCATCATGTCCAGCACCGCCAGCGCCGCGTCAGCGTTGGCCGGGGCAAACAGCCCCATCTGGTAGCACTCCTTTGCCGTCTCGTTCTGGGAAAGGCGGCTGAAGGTGCTCTTCTTGGCAGCCGATACCGTGATGTCAAACACCGGCTCGTGGCTGCCCAGCTCCACCCCGCCGATCATGCCACCCGGCTGGGGCTGCAGCATTGCCCCGGAGAACTGTACATACTCCGGCTGGCCGCTGTCGCCGGTAATGCGGTAGACCCGGCTTTCGTCGTAGAACTGCCGCATCAGGTCGATGATGAAATAGCACTCCTTTGCAAAGGCCCGGTAAGCGCTTTTCAGCATATCACGGGAGAGCTTCGAGCCAGCCTCCTGCAGCGCCGCAATGGCAGAAGCCGCGGTCAGGCCGCTGGTGGTGCCGCCCTGGGAAACATCCCGGTTGCCGCTGATCTCCTTCAGCTCCGCCACTCTCGCGTCCCGGTAGGTGATCAGGTTGCCCGCCAGCCCCGCTGTCTGTAAGGGCCGCAGGGTCTCGTCCGTCACCCGCCCTGCCGCGTGGACGATGTCCTTGCCAAAATCGGCCAGCTCCTTCTCGTTGATGCCCGCACCGTCCTGGATGATGTACCGCGCCTTGGCCGAAAGCTTCACGTTCTCGTCCATGGCGGCGTTCATCTCGTCAATGGCGGTCTGGGTATCCTTCATCACGTCGATGTACCCAAAGCCCGCCGGGCTGTCCTCTTCCACGAACAGGGTGTCGAACACAAAGGGGTACTTGCCGTGGTCGTAGAATCCCCGGTCAGCAAGGGCCGGGTCGTTCTCGCTGGCGTAGAGCACCACGCCGTTGCAGAACTTGCAGTAGTGCAGCAGAGGCGGGCCATTCTCCCGGGCCTTTTTGTAGTACCAGTCCACCACCACACTCTTGTCCGAGGTGTCAATGCTCTGGTCGTGGATGTACTTTGCCACTTCCAGCGTGCTGCCGGTGTGGCCTTCCAGCTGTGGGTACTGGTCCCGCAGCTGTTCGTTGTCGGCCACCGCCAGGCTGAACAGGTGGGGGCTGTCCTGGATGTCCATCACGCCGGGCTCCCAGTACATCATCAGCAGATCCATGCTCTTGATGGAGATGTCTCCCACGCCGTTCCGTAACCCCGGGTCCCAGAAGATGCCCTTCACGCCGGTGCCCTGCTTGAGCTTGCGCCACCAGGTGTCGCTGTACACCTGCTCGTATTCTGCCTGTTCCAGCAGCACCGGCAGGATCTTGGAAAGCACCTTGGCGGTCTGCTCGTCGTCCGCTGCCCGGGGCAGCACGTTGGGTTCCGGGTAGTTGTCCATGGCATCCGCGTGCTTGTTGGCAATGCTGTTGAACAGCCACCCACTGGAAGGTTTGGGCTTGCCCTCCATCATCTCGTTTTTGTAGTTGGCCCAGTGCTGCATCCGGAACCACAGCTCGTTGTCCACGATCCGCTTGTCCAGCGCCGCCTTGCCGGTCTTGTATCTCTGTAACAGCGCCGTGGCCTTCGCCACCTGCTCTGTGCCGATCACGTCGGTCATACTCTAAAAAACCTCGCTTTCTTCCCCAGCTCCAGCGGGTCATCCGGCATGGGCTGCACCGGCTCTGTCCGGGGCGGGCTGAGGGGATTCTCCATCAGCACATACCGGCACTCGTCGTAGATGTGATCCTCCTGGTCGGTGTCAATGTCCTCCACGTTGCTCTCGCTGTATACCAGGTTCGGGATGGTGCGGATAAAGTGCTTGCAGGTGTTGAACACCTGCAGCATGGGCCGCCCGTCCGCCTGGAACGCAAGCCGGTAGTGGAACTGCATCTTGCCCGCCAGCCGGGTGTGATCTCCGGGAGCCCAGTGCAGAAAGTTCGGGCTCTTTTCCTGCATGGCAGCAATGCTCTCGCCCTGGCTCTCGTTGAAGATGGCCGGGTCGGCCACGCCCAGAATGGTGCGACCCCGGAGCATGGGGTCGTTCTCTTCTGCTTCCCGGATCATCCTCGCCTGCTTCACAGGGTCAGCCTTAATGCCCTCGTTGGGGGTCCCGGTGCAGCCGTACAGCTCCCGGATGCGGTAAAGCCTGCCCTCTTCGTCCGCCGCATACCATCCCACGGAAAAGGGCTTCGAGTAGCCGAAATCGTACCCCCGCCAGATCTTCCAGTGTCCCGGGATGCGGAACGGGCGGATCACATGTGTCCACCGCTGGTCGTCGTAGTGGGCCGGGTCGTTCTTCCACTCGGTGAACACCTGCCCGGTAAAGCTGTCCCAGTCGCCGTAGAGCAGGGCTTTCTTCTCCGCTTCCGGCAATGCAGCCAGCGTGCCCAGGTAGCCCGGGTCATTTTCCAGCAGGGCCGCGTTGTCAAACACGGTGCTGGGGATAAAGATGCGGGTCCGCCGCTGCACGATCTCCCGTCCGTCCGGAGCCCTGGCCTTTACCATCTGCACCATCCGGGTGCCGGGCGGGGCCGGGCTGACGAACCTTGCCTTCACCCATCCGTGGCCGATGCCGCCGGGGTTGGCCGTGGCCCGGGTGTAGACCCGGGTATCGGGGCCGTTGGGTCGGTTTCGGCTCAGCAGGTAGCTGTACTCTTCCCAGGTGAAATGGGTCAGCTCGTCAAAGCCGATAAAGTCGTAGGCCTGGCCCTGGTAGTTGTACTTGTCCTGGGCATGGTTCAGGCTGCCAAAATAGATCTTTGCCCCGCTGGGAAAGGTCCAGCAGTGGGTGCTGCTGTTGTACCGGGCTTTTGGGAAAACCGGCTTGTAATACCGCATGGTCTTGTCAATGAGCTCCCGCAGCTGGGGAAACGTCTTTCGGATGATGAGCCCCCGGTAGTGTGGGATCTCCACCTGCCGCAGGGCCTCGATCACCAGCGCGTCGCTCTTTCCGCCGCCTGCGGCCCCGCCATACAGCACTTCGTTCTCGGTGCGCTGCATGAACCGCGCCTGGGCGGGCTGTGGTGACCAGATCACCGGTCTGCCGTCACGCATCCTCTGTGCCGCCATCCACTTCCACCTCCTGCTGGCCGTCCGTCTCACTGGCTGCCGCGATCTCCACCATCGGCGGGCCGCTCTCGCTGTCGGTGTTCTCCGCCGGGGCCATGGCAGCAGCCTTTTCGGCCACTTCCATCAGCACCTTTGCCACACCGGCCGCGTTCTTGTCGCTCATCACCCGGCCCTCGTACCGTTCCAGTTCGGCGTTCAGCCGCCTGCGTTCCGTGTCATCCAGCTGCCTGTCGTAGCTGCCCGGGCTGGCATACACCACAAGCCCGGTCTCGGTGGCATCCGCCAGCTCCTCCGGGTCATCCTTCAGCAGGGTGCCCACGGCAAAGTCCCGGGCCCGGGTGTCCTCGTCCAAACGCCGGTGCAGCCTCTCCGTGATCTGCGCCGCCCGTTGGCTCTCAGCGGCCCGGCCCTGCAAAAAGGTCACCTGTGCCCGTACCCCCAGGCTTGCCCGGATGGCGATCTCCCGCGCGGCTTCCTGCCGGGCCTTTGCAAAGGCATCACTGCGGCCTGCCTCCTCGCTCATCCAGCTGCGAATGGTCGATTCCGGCACGCCGTACTTCTTCGCCACAGCGCAGATGGAGTTGGAGCCCAGCATGGCCATTACCACCTCTGCCCGGAACGCCGCCTGGTATTTCTTTCCCCGTTGCTTCCCGGCCACCGTGTTCTTGCAGTACGCCCGCTTCTTCGCCATGCTGTCACCCCCCATTGGCGCATTCCTACACTTGGCTCCCCTACTAGGGGAGCTGTCAGCGCCCAAAGCGCTGACTGAGAGGTTTGATTTTCAAATCCATGCGCCCCTTTGCAAATATCCTATCACGCCCCGCCGGGTGCAACTACCCCGGACATTTGCCCGCCGGGCAGCAGCCCTGCATCCGCTGCACACACTGCCACGGTGCTCAGGGCTTCCAGCTCTTTGGTGTAGTAGGTCGTCCGCCCCACATACAGCCGGGCGATCACCTTTTCCTCGGGCAGACCTTGCAGGTAGCGCAGCCGCAGCAGCTGGGCGCATACCGGGTCATTGCGGTCGTACCAGGCCAGCACCGCCCCGATCACCTGCGCCCAGGCAGCACAAACAGACCCATCGCCATATCGGCGCAGAGCCTGCCGGGTCGCTTTCTTCTGCTCTTTTGTCACCGCCCCACCTTCTTTTCGCATGGGTATAACGCGCAAAATACCGGTGTTTTATCTGTCAGGTGCGAGGTTCCGCAGTCTGGTATGCAGCCTCCCGCCGACGCAGGATCACATAGCATTGCGGTTCCAGCCGTTCCCAGCCGGTTCCTTCCCGCTTCGGGCTCTCATGCAGCCCGCCGGGCTCCAGCACGATGCACTTTTCCATCTTCCAGCCGGGAAACCGCTGCTCCCACCACTGGGCATCGTTCTGCTTTTCCCCGCAGGCGGCCCGCAGCTGTTTCCGGCTCCATCTGCCATCGTTGGGGGCCTGCTCAATGGCCGGGCGCAGGTTGGCCGTTTCCACCCACAGCCGCTCCTTGTGGCCGTAGAAGTAGCCCACCGTGCCGTATTCGCCCTGCCCGCTCTTGCCCAGCAGCTTTTTCATATCGATTCTGTCCACGTTCATGGTTCCCAGCGGCTCAAACTCGTTGGAGCCGGGGATACGCCGCCGCCACAGATCCTCCAGCATCTCCCGCCACTCCCGGCGTTGGGCCGCGGTCATGCCCTGGCATTCCGCAAAACCGTGCATGTGCAGCCGTCCTGCTTCTCCCTTGCGCACCGCCACCAGCATCAGGCGGATGTCCTCCCGCCTTGCCCCGAACCGCTTGCAGGTGGCCGCCATCACCCGCCGCTTGTAGTTCTCCACGTCTCTCCGGCAGGCCAGAATGTCCTCCGGCAGAAATGGATCCTCGTATGTACCGGTCAGGAACATTCCCGCCGGACTGAAATTGGTCAGCGCCTTTCTCTGGCGCTTGCGCAGGGAATCCATTTTGTTCTTCGCCTTCTGCCCCTCGCTGGATTCCTTCCGCTTCTTGCCCCGGCCCCGGTGTTCCTGGGGGATGATGGAGAACACTCCGACTGCCATGTAGTCATCCCCGCACTGGTATTTTTTCTCTCGGATGTAGTTACAGCGCATCCCGGTGCCCTCCTGCTGGCTTTCACTTTCTGCTGATATTCTCCTTCCCGTGACCCCACCGTCACAGAAATAACGGGTATACTAGCTCCCCAAAGAGGGCCCTTCCCCCTCTTTCTTTATAAAGGTATTATGAAACGTAACGGATACGGTGGACGTGTCAGGTCCATCGTATCCGTTGCTCTTCATAATAGATTAAGGTGTTTAAGGCGTGGCGGGCTTTCCTTTTTCCGCCCAGTATCCGTAGGTCAGTTCCGGCTTTCCAATTTTCCTGGCCTTCTCGTTGTAGATCATCAGGTCATGCACGTCATAGGCCAGGGCGCTGGGGTCGATCACGCCGCCAATGGGCTTGCGCTTCACCTTTGCCGGCTGATCCGGCAGCTTCATGGGGTGCCGGATCCGTTTCTGGCACAGCTCCATCTCCATCCGCGTAACGCCGCCGGGCTTGTACACGCCGCCCCGCTTGCGGTAGCACTCGTGCACTGTGCCCTCGCTGCCAAAGAGGCCTCTGTCCTTCAGCTCTGCCGCCGTGCCCTTGCCCAGCAGGGTGCCGTCCGCACCGTAGCAGCTGTACACCCGCACCATCCGGGTCTCGGCCCGCTCGTCCGCGCTCAGGCCCTCTGCCCGGGCCCTCTCCACCCGGTCGTCCTTGGTGCTCTTCCGCTCCATCTTCCACCGGTAGCTCTTCGGGCTGGGGTTCTTGCACTTTTCCAGATTATTCCAAACGCTGCTCAACTTGTTCACATCGGGAAAATATCCCTGCTCCACCAGCTCCACGCTGGTGCCCTTGGCCACCACCTCGCCGGTGTCCCAGTCCATCAGGGTGTATACCCATCTGCATCCACTCTGCATCTCAGATTCTCCTTCTACTAAGTACGGTGCTCATTTCAGGGGAGCTGTGCACCGATGAAGTTACCGCTTCCACACGCCGCTGCACCTCGGCTTCCGAAAGCGGCAGCACACAAGGCACCCGTTTGCGGCTCACTTCCCGCTGTACCGCCTGCACTTGCAGCTGACGTATCGTCTCCGCCGTTTCCCTCCGCTGTTTTTCCAATACAGCCTCGTCCGGCACATCCAGCACTTCTACCTCGGTCTTGTAAGCGTCCCGGGCGCAGCGGCACAGCATTTCCATGGCCACATCCACGCCGTCGGTTTCCACCCACTCGTTCAGCTGGCCAAAATTCGCAATTGTTTCCTGCCGAAGTTTTTCCAGCCGCCGGGGGGCCAAAGCCCAGCACTTGGGCGCAGGCGGTAGCATAACCCCGCCATTCCAGCGTGGCCGCCCTGTCAATGGCCATCTTCAGCTGAACTTCCCGCCGCTTCCGGGGCACACCTTTTATCACCGGGACACGAAATACGCTCACCACACCCTCTGGCAGCAGCCCCACCAGCCATTTTTCGGCCTCGTTCAGCTGGGCCTTCTGATTCTTTGCAGGTATGGCCATCCGCCGCATCAGCTCCCCATTGATCTCATCCTTCCGCTGGGTCACCTTGTCCAGCCGGTCTTTGCCTACGCCGAACACATCATGCAGCGCAATAGTCATGCAGGCATGGGTGAAGTCAATCGCATTCTGCTGTGCCAGCTCGATCTGGTTCTCCAGTGCCATCTTTCTTGCATCGTTTTTCATAGTTTCTCCGTTCTTCATATTCCCCGCACGCCCGGTTCCGGCCCCCACAGCTCAGGCACCGGCTCCGGGTGATCTCAAACACATGTACACACTGGGTGCCGTCCATCTCACGGCTCCCCGGTCTCGGCCATCATGGCGGTCAGGTCGCCCAGCATCCCGCTCACCGTGCGGGAAAGAACGTTGATCGCATCCTCCTGCAGGTCGCCGGGCAGGGCACGCACGGCAAAGCCCGCGTTCACCATCTCGTCCTTCAACCGGTTGTTGATCCGGCTCACCTCGGCCCAAAGCTTTGCCTCGTCCGGGGTCATCTTCCGCCGCCCGGGCCGCACAACGCCCTTGATCATGGCCGTCAGCTCGTGGAACTCCTCGTCGGTCAGGCTCCTGTCGTTCCCGGCCTCGGCAATGGCCCGCGCCCGATCACTCGGTGTCCCGGTAATCAGAATATTCTTGTACTCTTCCAGCGTCATTCTTTTTTTCTCCTTAAATGTAACCGCCATACTGTGTGGCCACCGCTCTGGCAATTCCCGGAAACGTCTTGCTTCTCTGTTTAGCCGACCGATATCCACTTTTTGCCCATTCATCAGCCGTTTTCTTGACTCGATGATCACTTGAACTTACCCACTTTGATTCCGGAACTACTATATCCGTAGCAAATAACGGCGGCAGATTCTTCAACCATAAACACGTTGTTTTTATATATGGGTCTCCAAACATATACGGCTGTATAATCTGACTATATTGAGGAAGTCCCCAGATTTTCATGGGTACCGGATTTTCAACAACAATACGCTCCACATCTGCATTCCAAAATTCCAGGAAGAAATTTCTTGCCTTAATTCCTTTTTCATATCGTGGTTTCTGAATTTCGTGTTCAATTATCAGTCGATTTGAGCCGGCTCTGGAAAGAAATGTGCAGGGCGGGTGAGCAACTAGCAAATCCCACGCATCGATATAATGGCCTTTGTCATCCATTGTAACGATTGTCCCTCCTTTTAGAGGTTCAAGCGCATCTCCCTGGATATGCCATTCAGGATGCCCACCAGAAGGCTCCTGGATATCGCACGAGTATGCTTCATGTCCCAGTGCTCTGAAAGCCTTACATACTGTCTGGCTCTCTTCACAGGCAACCAGTACTTTTCCCAAGTTTCTCTTACCCCGCCTTTCTGCCGCAGACAGCTTTCTTCACCGTGTTCTCCGGCACCTTGTGGATCTTCTGCGGCTCCTTCCGCTGCTCTGCCACCAGGCCCAGCCCGGCCAGCGCCAGGGCTGCACACCCCAGCACGATGGCCAGCAGCGTGTAACCCAGCATTGCCCAGCCGTTGGCCGCGTTCTCAATGGCCCCGCCGCACCCTGCGGCAGCCAGTCCCAGCACAATGGCACCGGCGCTCAGCACGCTGCCCGTGATCTTCTTTTTCATTTGCAAATCCTCCAACTCTGTGTTAAACTTCTGGTGATGGGCAGTCAAAAACCATCACCCTGGTTGGCTCGTCGGTGTTCCCGCACCGGCGGGCCTTTTTGCTTTTCTCGCATCTCTGGCCGCCTTCCACTCTTGAAACGCAGCCTCATTCTCCGGTTTTGAGTAAAAGTCCTGTGCGATGTGCAGCAATTCAATAATTTGCCAGTGCTCAAAAGGCAGCTCCTGCTTTTTCCTTCGGCCCATGGCAGCACCTCACAACCACTCGGCGCAGATGGTCTCCACCACAGGCTTTGCAAAGCCGATCAGCTCATCGCCGCGCTTTGCGGCCACGACTGCCGGGCCCACCAGCTCTGCCGCCGTCATCTCACTGGCGCGCTGGTTCGTCAGGGGGCGCTCCTTCATCAGCCCTTCCTCGTTCACCAGCAGCAGAATGCCGTCCACGTCCTTCTCCCGCGCCCACTCGGCGCTCAGCAAGGCGGGCACCGGCTCGATCGGCCCGCCCACCAGCTTCTGCAGGGTCTCCAGCTTCATGCTGTCACCATCATCACACTTCATGTTGAATGCCCGGTTCTTCGCCGGGATCACGATCATATAACGGTCCATGGTCTTCTCCTTTCTCAGCCAGCCTGTGCCGCTTCTTCCACGCTCACCAGATCAAAACAGGATTTCAGTTCCCGCAGAACCTTCCGCTGGGTACACTCGTCTACTCCGGCGTTCTGCATTGCCATCCGGCAGTAGCCTAGGCAGGCGGCATTGCTCCACGGGCCGTTGATATCCTGAATGCACGCCATTATTTCTTCGTACTTCATAATTTCTCCTTCTGCCCCGGCTCCCCGCCAGGGCTTTTTCATGCGCTCTTTTTCGGGTCGGTGGGCTGGACATCTCCAAAGAGATAGTCCATCGTCATCTCCGGAAAGAACTTATCCCGGAGACATTGCGCTTCATCCAAGCGCATTCGCCCCGCAATGTTCAGCTTCGCTGACATCGTTGCCGGATTGATTCCGATTCCATTCGCAAGCTGCTCATTGGTAATCCCGTTACGTGCCATCTCTGCCTTTAAATTCATGTACAAAACATATCACCTCCGCAGTTCACCAAATTCGGTGAACTTTATTATAAAATACACCCAATAGAGTGAATAGTCAATAGCTTTTTCAAATTATTTTTGCAATTTGGTGAATCAATATTGCATTTTTGTTATTCGTACCGTATACTGAACATCAGGAGGTGATTTTTTATGAACGTCGAAGAAAGGCTCAAAGAGCTCATTTTAGCCAATTACAAGAGCATTCGAGCGTTTACTGTTGCCGCAGGTATCCCCTATTCCACAGTGGATAATATTTTCAAGCGTGGAATTGGTGGAACCGCTGTAACAACTGTCGTTAGAATTTGTGACCTTCTCGGAATTACCGTAGAAGGAATCACGCACGGCCTTATTGAGCCAAAAGAAAACAACGCCGTTCTCACCCCCGCCCAGACTGCCCTGCTGGACAACTTCGACCAGCTGAACGAAGAGGGCCAGACCAAAGCACTGGACTATGTAGAGGATCTGGTTCTCACCGGACGTTATAAAAAAGCTGCTGCGCATGGCGTGGCTGCAAAGGAAGCATAAAAAATAACCGCCTCGGTTTCCCGAAGCGGTCAAGTTGTATATGATGGAGGAACTTTCATGCCTGTTTCTGATGCAGAGAACCGGCTTTCGCTCATGTATGTTGCCGGTATTCTGCCACATGCAAAAGCGCTTTTTGATGCTACTTCTATTGAATCAAATTCACCTTCTCGCCCTGTTCTGGCTAAAATATATGCCTTTTTTCTTACTTATTGTGTAGAAATACTCGGCTGCGACCATAATGTTGCATTTTTATGTTCAGACACCCTCTCTGCCGGAACCGATGATAATTTTTCCATTGAGATTACAAGAAACCTTGCTACTTACATCGCACGTTGGGACAGATATCGTCTTCATTTTGCAGATAGAACAGATGATTCTCCCAAAAATGAAGATTTGCCTGTTCTTTTCTCTGTCGTTGTTCAGGATTTGCAAAGCGTTCACGCCTTCGTTTCTCCGTCTATCCTTCTAACGGAACTTACCGGTTTTATGCAAGACCTTTCTGAAATCTTTGGAGCGTCCGAAACACCCAATGTTTCAGCACCTGCAACAACACCAGCACAAAATTCACCAAGCTCAATTGCAAAGAGATCCCCTAGTCACAAACATTCCTTCGCAGATATCCTAATCGCCGGATTCTTGCTGTTCGGCCTTGTCGTTTGCTTTCTCTTATTCTCCGGAAATATCGATAGCATCTTTCCCAGCTCTTCATCATCTTTGTCCTCTAGTAGCACTGATTTCTCTTCCAGTCGAATGACTGCGCCTATTGCTACGCCTAGCCCTATTTCAAAGCCTTCTACCGGCATTCTTTGGTATAAAGGGAAAAACGTAGAACTTGCTCCCTTTGATGTTACCGCCAGCGGAAACAGGGATTATGTTCTTCTTTTGGCTCAAAACAACAAAGCAGTTCGTAGTTACTATATTCGCCACGGTGAGACATTATCCGTTTTGGTTCCACTCGGCACCTATCAAGTCTACTATGCTTGTGCAACGATACACTCTTCTTGGTATGGCCGTACTGATTTGTGGAAATCTCAAACAGAGTATTATAAATCTCAAGATTCCCTAGACTTTGAACTTAGCAACGGCTACTATTACGGTTATACATTAGAACTTTCCGTTAGTTCTATGGGTGGTTCTGATTATGCTTACGAAAGTTCAGAATCCGCTTGGGATAGTTTGTTCTAATTTATTTTCAGTTTAAAAATAGTTTCATAGATTAAAACACCCCCGCCAGTGCGGCAAACACCAGCGGGGCAAAACAACACCCCCGCCGGGCTCAGCCGGTAGGGGGATGAGCATCCATGCGTACCATGGCGGGGCTTTTCACGTTTTTGTGGAGCGTTCTATTGAAAATATAACTTTTAAGTGATATAATTCATA